TCGACGGGCAGACCGATGGCATTCCCGGCCGGCAATACCTGCGCGAACAGGTCGGTGACGCCCGGGGCATGCCGAGCAAAGAGTCGGTGGTGCGCCGCTTGAATTTCTGCGAATGGACGCAGGCCACCTCGCCGTGGATTTCCTGGGAGATCTGGAGCCAGGCGGCCGAGCGTGTGCCCATGTCGATGCTGCGCAACAGACCCTGCGTTGGTGGCCTGGACCTGGCCAGTACCACGGATTTAACGGCCTTCGTGTTGTTGTTCTACCCGACTTACGAGGATCCGCACTGGCGGCTGCTGCCGTACTTCTGGATCCCCGACCATGAACTGGAGGAGCGCGAGCGCCGCGACAAGGTGCCGTACTCGGTCTGGATCAAATCCCGCGACCTGGAAACCACACCGGGCCGGGCGATCAGCAAGCTGCACGTATTGCGCAGGCTGCAGACCATCTGCGGCTACTTCGATGTGTGCAAAATCGCCTTCGACCGCTGGCGTATTGAAGACCTGCTGCAACTGATGGATGAACACAGCATCACGCTGCCGCCCATGGTCGGCTTCGGCCAGGGTTATCAATCCATGGGGCCAGCGGTCGACGAATTCGAGCGGCGCTTGCTGGGGCTGAACAGACCGGACGCGAACGAATCACCAGGAGCAACCCACGTTGAGCAATGACACACCCACCATCGAAACCCTGCGCCACGACGGCAACCCGGTAATGACCTGGTGCGCGGGCAACGCGGTGGTCACCAGCGATCCGGCCAACAACCGCAAGGCCGACAAATCCAAGGCCACCGGGCGCATCGACGGCATTGTCGCGGCAATCATGGCCACCGGCATCAGCGGTTCGGTATCGGCAGGCGGATACGGCAAATCGATCTACGACGAAGGAGTCGGCATTTGAAAACCATTGCGTTGATGGCCTGGGTCGCGGGCGCACTCGGCTTCGGCCTGTTGATTGGCGGTGTGGCGCTGATGCATGTGCCTTCGGCGTACATCACCGCCGGCCTCGGCCTGCTGGGTTGGGCCTGGCTGGCTGACCGCGCCGCTGCGCGAATACAGCGCAGATCCAAACCCGGAGGGGGTTGAGCATGTTCTTCAGCAAGCACCTGGGCGCGGATGAAGGGTTGGTCTCAGACGGCAAAACGGGTTTCTGGCAAAGCCTGATCGGCTCGGGGCGTTCCGCTGCGGGGGTCACTGTAACGCCCGACAGCGCCTTGGCTCTGACCGTATTTCAGAACTGCGTGACCTTGCTGGCCGAGAGCGTGGCCCAACTGCCGCTGGAAATGTACCGACGTTTGGACGAGGGCAAGCGCGAGCAGGCGATCCATCATCCGCTGTACGACGTGCTGCGTTATCAGCCCAACCCGTGGCAGACGCCGTACGAATATCGCGAGCATTTGCAGCTGGCGGTCGGCATGCGCGGCAATGCGTACAGCTTTATCGACCGCCGTGACAACGGCGCGGTGAAAGCGTTGTATCCGCTGCACAACGACAAGATCCAGGTGCTCAAGGGCAGCGACATGCTGCCGTGCTATCGCATCGGCGGCCACGATCCATTGCCCATGCGCCTGATTCACCATGTGCGTTGGCACACCAAAGATCATTACACCGGCTTGTCACCCGTCGAACTGCATGCCGATGCAGTCGGGCTCGCCCAGGCGGTGCGGCAATACGCGGGCAAGTCGTTCGCCAATGGCACGGCGGTGAGTGGGGTGATCGAGCGGCCGAAAGAGTCGCCGCCGATCAAGGATCGGGCAAGCATTGATCGCATCCTTGATCAATGGGGCGAGAAATTCGCCGGCATCGACAACGCCAAGAAAGTCGCGATGCTGCAGGAAGGCATGACCTTCAAGCCGGTATCAATGAACAACGTCGACGCCGAGCTGCTGGGCATTCTCAAGGCGACCGGCATCGACATTGCGCGGATCTACAAGATCCCGCCCCACATGGTCAACGACCTGGAGAAAGCCAGTTACAACAGCCTGGAGCAGCTGCTGATCCAGTACGTGATCTTCGCGCTGATGCCGTGGGTCAAGCGCCATGAGCAAGCGATGATGCGCGACTTCCTGCTGCCTGCCGAGCGCAAGGAATACTTCATCGAGTTCAACCTGTCGGGCCTGCTGCGCGGTGATCAGAAGAGCCGCTATGACGCCTACGCAGTCGGCAGGCAATGGGGCTGGCTGTCGATCAACGACATCCGGCGCCTGGAAAACATGCCACCGGTGGCTAACGGCGACAGCTACCTGCAACCGCTGAACATGACCGACGTCGCCAAGGGCTTGCCCGACCCGAACAACCCGAACGTGCGCGCCCAACTGGAGCAGCAGCGCGACGATATCTTGAGGATGCTTGCCGCATGAAACATCACTTACGTGCAGCCAGCCTGCTGTTCAACCAGCCGCTGCTGACCACGCCAGACATGCTCGATCTGGCCGTGCGCTGGGCGAATCAGACCATGAGCCTGAACATCGTCAACCTGAACATGGGCGGCACCGTCAACCCGCAGCTGATGTTTGACGACGATGACCGCGAAAGCCAAGCCAGTCGCCGCGAAGAACTGCGCCGCGCCGCGATACTGCAATCTGGCATCGATGTTATTGCGGTCAGCGGCGTACTGGTCAGTCGCGGCGCGCATCTGGCCGCGTGCGAAACCATGACCAGCTATGAAGATTTGCGCGGCGCCTTGAACAAGGCCGTTGCCGATCCCTTGGTCGAACATATCGTGCTCGATATCGACAGCCCCGGCGGCAGTGCGGTCGGGGCGTTCGAGCTGGCGGCGGATATCCGCGCGGCCAGTCGCATCAAGCCGATTACCGGGCTGGTCAACTTCATGGCCTATTCTGGCGGCTACCTGCTTGCTTCGGCCTGCACGGACATCGTGCTCAGCCAAACCTCCGGAGTCGGGTCCATTGGCGTGATTGCCAGCCACATGGACCGCTCGAAGATGGCCGAAGGCATGGGCGTCAAGATCACCACGGTATTTGCCGGGGCGCATAAAAACGACCTGAGCCCTCACGAGCCTGTCAGTGAACAATCGCTGCAGGTGCTCAACGAGATCGTGCAGGAGAGTTACCAGATGTTCACTTCTCAGGTTGCGGATTACCGCAATCGTGACGTCAGCGAAATCATTGCCACCGAAGCAGCCTGCTATCGAGGCACCAAGGCTATCGCTGCCGGGTTGGCTGACCGTCTGGAATCGCCGCAGCAGGCCGTGGACAACCTGTCCCGTGCTGTAGCGCTCAATCGTCAGCAACGTCAGGCCGGGGAGCAAATCCGGCAAAAAATCAGCGTGCAGGCCTCGGCCTTTGCCGCACAAACCCGACTCTGACCGCGTTCGCGGCAGTGCACACCGACCGCCGATTGGCGGTTTTTTTATGCCCAGGAGGCAGCATGTCCCTCGTGACCCAATTGCGTAGCGAACGCGCGAAACTCAACGAACAGATTCAGGCGCTAGCGCTGATTGAAGCCGAAGGCGGCTCGCTCGACGCAGAGCAGCTCGCCCGGTTCCAGCAGCTGGGCGTTGAATTCAACGTTCTGACTGACAAGCTCAGCCGTGCCGAAGCCGCCGAACGCATGGCCACGGCCAGCGCTGTTCCGCTCAGCGAAAGCGCTCAGGGGATCACCAGTCCACCGAGTATCAGCGGCCCATTCACCGCCAAGCCCATTCCCGGCGCAAACATGGCGCAAATGGTCCGCGTGCTGGCGGCCACGCGCGGCGATCAGCACGCAGCGGCCAAGATGGCGCAGGACGCCGGGTACAACCCGGAAATCGCCATGGCTCTTAGCACTGTCACGCCGGGAGCTGGCGGTGTGCTGGTGCCGCAGAGTTTTTCCAGCGAAGTCATCGACCTGCTGCGGCCAAAATCGGTGGTGCGCAAACTTGGCGCGGTGTCGTTGCCGCTGCATAACGGCAACCTCACCGTGCCACGCATCAAGGGCGGCGCGGTGGTGGGCTACATCGGCACCGAAGAGGACATGCCGACCACCGACCTGCAGTTCGATGACCTCAAGCTGTCGGCCAAGAAGCTGGCCGCACTGGTACCGATCAGCAACGACCTGCTGAGCTATTCCGGCACCAACCCCAACGTTGACCGGCTGGTGGTGAATGACCTGACCGCGTCGGTGGCGGCAGCCGAAGATCTGTCGTTCATTCGCGGCGCCGGAACCGGCAACCTGCCCAAGGGCCTGCGTTTCTGGGCACCGGCTTTCAACGTGATTATCTGCCCGCCTGACAAGGAATTGCACATCGTTGAAATGGCGTTGTCGGCAATCATTCTGCGGCTTGAGCAAGCCAACTCCAACCTGTTGATGCCGGGATTCATCATGGCCCCACGCACCAAGCGCTGGCTCAGCGCGCAGCGTGATGGTAACGGCAACAAGGCTTATCCGGAGCTGGACGTGAACATGCTCAAGGGCTTCCCGGTGGCGACCAGCACCCAGGTGCCGATCAACCTGGGCCTTGAAGGCGGTGAGTCGGAAATTTACTTCGCTGACTTTGCCGACTGCTTCATCGGCGAAGACGACGCGATGGTCATCGATTTCAGCAAGGAGGCCACCTACAAGGACAGCACCGGCGCCGTCATCAGCGCCTTCCAGCGCGATCAAACCCTCATTCGGGTAATCGCTAAACATGACTTCGGCCCACGGCACGTCGAATCCATCGCCGTGTTGACCGAAGTGGTCTGGGGCCAAGGTCTGTAGACCCAGCCTGTTTTGCCCGGTTCGCCGGGCCTGTCTGTCATTTCTGCGAGTACCACCATGAGCAAAATCATTATCACCTTCGCCAAAAACTGGCGCGGCTACGCGGCGGGCGAAATCGCCGGGTTTGATGAAACCACTGCCAGCGCATTGATCGAATCGGGTTATGCCGAAGAGTTGGGCAAGAAACCCAGCAAATCCGGCAAAGCTGCCAAGCCGGCAACCAAACCCGGTAAAGACGCGAAAGCGCAGACCTCAGCGGCCCCGGACGATTCTGCCAACGCGGCCGACGACGAGAAACCCTGACCATGGCGCGCCGGATCGCATACACCGGTGATCCAGTGCTGAGCGTGGAAGAGGTCGCGCAGCAGTGTCGTCTGGATGTCGAGGATCTACAGGTCGATCTGATTGAAGGGGTGATCATCCCCGGCGTCACTCAGCAGGCCGAGGTGTTGTCCGGCGCCGCCATTCGCACTGCCGAATACGAAGAGCACTGGCCTCAAACGCGCCGCTCGGGGCATGCCCTGGACATGGGCCAGGCCAACGAAATCATCGACGTGTCGCGAGTCGAGCCCGACGGATCATCGCAGGTGCTGGACGTAGTAACCCGGCTACAGGAACGAGGCCGCGAAACGCATCTGTACTTTCCCGCCGGACGGCCAGCGGGCGAGCTGCTGATTCGCTATCGGGCTGGCACTGACCTTGAACGGCATCCCGGCGTGCGCTCCTGGCTGCTGATGTATGCGGCGACGGCCCACGAATACCGGGAAACGCTCATCACCGGAGCGAGCATGTCAGCCTTGCCGAGTTCATTTCTCGACGCCTTGCTGGCGGATATCACCGTTCCCCCGAGGTTCTGACATGCGCGCAGGCAAATTGAATCATCGCTGTCGGCTTTTCCGTGTCGAGCGCGTGCGTGATGAGATCGGCGGCTGGCATGACGTTTGGGTTCCGCTGCGAAAGTTCTGGGGCGATATCAGGCCGGTCAGCGGCCGGACCTGGCTCACGGCGTCTCAGGAGCAATCGGAAATCACCGTCGAGATCTACGCGCGGCCATTGGCGGCGGTGGCGGGGATGAGGGTGACTTATGGCGACGACACCTACGAAATCGTCGCGCCGCTGTTGAATCGCTCCCTGTATCAACTGCAGCTGATGTGCAAAACGGTGAAGCCTAATGCCTGAAATCTCCCTGAACATTATTGGCCTTGATGACCTGAAGGCCGACTTCGAAAGGCTGGCCAAAGCCACGGGCGATAAGGTCATGGGTGACGCCGTGATGGCAGGTGCGCGTGTTGCCCGTGACAAAGTGCGGCAGGCCGCGCCGGTTCGAACTCGTAAATTGCAGAAGAACATCGCCGCCACCCGCGCGCGGAAGAGCGCGGAAAGCGGCGGCGCAACGGCGGGTATTCGCGTCAAGAAGCCCAGCGGCAAGTCCACCCGACCCGTCAAGCGGGGTAGCCGGCCGGGTAAACGGCTCAAAACCGAATACGCCGCGCCGTTCTACTGGAAGTTCCTGGAGCTGGGCACCTCGACGATGCGCGCCCATCCCTTCATTCGCCCGACCTGGGACGGAAGCCTGCCGGAGATCGAGCGGGCGGTGCGCGACAAGCTCGCGGACGGCATCGACAAAGCCATTCTCGGATAGACCGCCATGATCGAAACCGCAATCGCTACACGTCTTGGCGCGCTGGCCGGTGGCCGCGTGTACCCGGAAATCGCCCCGGATGATGCGATGACCCCGCGTATCACCTGGCTGGCCGCCGGCACCGTAACGGGCTGGGTGCTGTCCGGCTGGGATGGCTCGCAGCAGGCCACGTTGCAGGTCGATTGCTGGGCCGACACCAAGCTGCTGGCCGTCGAGCTGGGCTGGCAAGTCTTCAACGCCATGGCCGAACCGGGTCCCGGTTTTAGCGTCGGCGATGCCCAGCGGCTGCCCGACGATTACGAAGCAGACACCCGGCTGTACCGAGTGAGCTGGGAATTCACATTGCAACCCTAGGAGGCCCCAATGGCCAAAAGATCGGCGACCAAAGCCAAATTTGTCAAAACGCAGGGCACCAAGCTTAGCGTCTCCAAAGAGACAACGCTGGATCCGACTGAAGCGGATATTGTCTGGGCCGACCTGTCGGTCACCATCAAGCAGCCGCAATTCCAGGGCGGTCAGTCCGATGAAATCGAAGTCACCACCCTGGCCAGCGAAGCCAAGGAATTTACCGTCGGCCTGGCGGATAACGGCACCTTCAGCATGAGCGGCAACTGGAAGGCTGACGACGCCGCGCAAACCGTGCTGCGAACGGCGCGCGATGACGGCGAGCCCAGGGCGTTCAAATCCGAATTTGTTGACGGCAGCAAGTCTGCCTTTCTCGGGCTGGTCACGCAGTTCACCTGGGATGCGGCACCTAACGGCACGGTGAACGGCACTTTCAACGTGCGAATTACCGGTTCGGTGTCCTTCGACACAGGCGCACCTGAGTCAAAGCCTGAACCAGCACCAGCACCAGCACCGATCCCACCGCCAGTTTCAGGAGCAGGCAATGCCCAAACCAAAACACGCTGAATCCAGCCTTCGCGCGCTGGCGCTCGATCCGTTGCGTAATTTCAAGCACCAAGCGGTAACTGTTGCCGAATGGTTGGATGCAAAGGTCATCGTGCGCGCATTGAGCGCGGGTGACTGGCTGGAATACCGCCGACGCGCCGTGGAGCTGGTCGACCAGGCGCGTATTGATGCCGGGCTTGAGCCGCGACCAGCAGTGGAAGAGAGCGACGTTGAGCCAGCCTTGGAATTCTCGTCCGCCTCGCTTTACGCCTTTGTCCTGGCGCGCACGTTGTTTGATGAAAACGGCTGTCGAGTATTTCCCGACAGCGATGTCACTGAAGTCGCCGAAGCATTCAGCCCCGTGCATGACCGGCTGGTGAGCAAAGCCTTTGAGCTCAGCGGCGTTGAAGTCGGCGCGGACTCAAGCGATCCGGTAGACCTTGCGGGAAACGCCTGACGGAGGAGCCAGAGCTGGCCTTCATGCTGACTCTGGCCCTCCGTTTGGGCACGACCTTGCAGGATCTGCGCGAACGCATGAGCGCCGAAGAACTGCTGCTGTGGATGGCCTATGACCGCGAGTCGCCGATTGGCGACGTCAGGGGCGACGTGCAGACGTCCATGGTTGCGGCGGCTGCTTTTCAGGCACAAGGGGCGAAAGTCTGCGCCATGGACTTGCTGCCGGTCTGGCGAAGCGAAGCGGAACCTGTCGATGAGGCCGAGGAAGCAGAGCAGGGTGAACAGCTCTTTAGGAGCTTTCTGATTGCGGCGTCGGAAACGTCCTCAAAACTTCCGGCGGCATCCTCATGAATCCATGGGCTGTTAGTTTTGACGGGGCAGCCCTTGGCAGAGAGGTTCAGACGATGCACCCAGGATGGACCAGACTGACGTTCAACCACGACTACCCAGGCGACGTGGTGCATACGGCTCTGTTGGAAGTATTCCCGCAACTGGGCGTCGACATTCGATACGAGTCGATCTTGAATCTGCTCATCGACGCCAGATCCGGCTGTTCGGCAGCAGTGCCTCTGGAATCCATCACCGTGATCATTAATGCCATCGACGATTGCAGTTGCGAGGTGCTGATCGATGGCTATGTTCGGCCGAGTCCCGACCTGCCGCGCGATTACGCTTATCCCAGCAACTGCGGCGATATCGCCCGAGCGCTTGACCAACGTCTAAGCAGTCCGATACCCATTCGGCCCATATCGTTTCAAGAGCAGCTGCGAATCAAATACCGCAAAAAGCCCCGGCGCAAATCCGAGAGGGTGTGGACGGTGGTGACTGTGATGCTTTGGGTCGGGTTAGTGTATTGGCTGCTGAGGTA